ACCTCAGGTAAACACCAATGTAGACGCCCCTGGTGTTGCACCTGCCACTCGCGGAGCTTCCGTGAGTCAAAACGGGCGCAGGACCATCAAACTCACACCTAGTGAAGTGGCCATGGCTAAACGGATAGGTGTCCCCCTGGAAGAGTACGCTAAGTACGTAAGGAGATAATCATGACTGAACAAGTGAAAATTGACCGCACCTCGCGTGCTGCTGATACCCGTGTAAAAACGGAACGCAAAAAGTCATGGGTACGTCCTTCGGATTTAGATGCGCCTCCCCCACCTCCAGGATATCGTCATCGTTGGATTCGAGTACAAGCAGGCGGGAACGACGACAGTAAGAACGTAGCAGGCAAACTCCGTGAGGGGTATGAACTGGTTCGTGCTGAAGAGTACCCAGACTTTGTTGTGCCGTCGATCCAAAACGGCATACATTCAGGCGTCATTGGCGTCGGGGATGTGATGCTGGCGAGAATCCCGGATGAGATTGCGGAGCAGCGTCAAGCGCACTATGAACAGAGGGCAGGAGATCAAATCACGGCTGTTGATAATGACCTGATGAAAGCAAATGCTCACGATACAATGCGAGTAGTCAAGCCAGATCGACAGTCACGAGTTACCTTTGGTGGCCCTCGAAAGGCCGAAGACTAATTTTTTGTAAGGAAGATTGAAATGGCTAACGTTAATAAGCCTTTTGGTTTTCGTCCTGTCGGTAAAGTCGGCAGTAACTACGATAACCAGGGTCTAACGCAGTACGAGATCTCCAACAACTACAACACCAACCTATTTCAGGGTGATGCTGTTACGTTGTCCGGAGGATATCTAGCAATCGCCACAGCCGGTAACGCGATTGTTGGCGTTTTTCAGGGCTGCTACTTTGTGGATCCCACAAGTGGCAAACCTACTTTTAAAAATTTTTATCCAGCAAACACGGCCCAGGACGACATTGTTGCTCTGGTTAACGACGATCCCAATGCTCAGTTTGTAGTTCAGTGCTCCGGCGTTGCAGCAGTAACTTGCGTCGGTCGCAACGCTGACTTGGTAACCTCTACCGCTGGCAGTACTATCACTGGCGTTTCTGGCCAGCAAGTTGGTGTTCCGGCTACGGGCAATGCCACTTACCCGTGGAAAGTTGTTGGTGTATATGAGGACGCAGAGGACAATGATGTTACTCTTGCCAACGCTAATCTGATCGTTATCCCGAATAACCACCTGTACAAGGGTGGCACGGGCACTGCAGGAGTCTAATCATGGCAATTACACGTGCACAACTAGTACGCGAGCTTGAGCCTGGTCTCAATGCTCTGTTTGGCCTGGAGTACAAAAACTACGAAAACGAACACGCTCAGATTTATGATATTGAGACTTCTGATCGTGCGTTTGAAGAGGAAGTAATGCTCTCTGGCTTTGGTAACGCTCCGGTTAAGGCTGAAGGCGCTGGTGTTGCTTATGACAACGCGCAAGAAGTCTATGCCGCCCGCTATACGCACGAGACCATCGCTCTGGCGTTCGCGCTGACCGAGGAAGCCGTAGAGGACAACCTCTATGACCGCCTGGCAGCACGCTACACCCGCGCTCTGGCTCGTTCAATGGCACAAACCAAGCAGATCAAGGCTGCTGCCGTCTTAAACGGTGCTTTCACCACCTCTATTGGTGGCGATGATAAGCCTCTTTGTGCTCTGGATCACCCGACCCTGTCCGGTCCCGATCTTAAGAACGAGTTGACCACTCCGGCCGACCTGTCTGAGACCTCTCTGGAACAGGCGCTGATCGACATTGCTGCGTTTACTGATGAGCGTGGCCTGAAGATCTCGATCCAAGGCTTAAAGCTAATCATCCCCAAGGAACTCCAGTTCACGGCCGATCGCATTATGAAGTCCACTCTGCGTCCTGCGACTGCAGATAATGACATCAACGCGATTCGCAACATGGGCATGGTTCCCCAGGGCTACACCGTTAACCACTTCCTGACCGACCCAGATGCGTACTTCATCAAGACAGACGCTCCCAACGGCATGAAGATGTTTGAGCGTGTATCGATCAAAACCGGTTTTGAAGGCGACTTTGACACTGGTAACGTTCGCTACAAGGCTCGTGAGCGCTACAGTTTTGGCTTCAGCGACCCACGCGGCATTTTCGGTTCTCCCGGAACGCCGTAATGTAGTAAAAACAGGGGGTTGCAAGACCCCCTGTTTGCTTTACAATCATTTGGACTAGGATTTTTACCCGTACAGACTGACCTAGCAGACTTTGTAGAGACGGTACGGGGAGTGCTACAACACGAAAGGAGCCTTAAATGGCCGTTCATTTTACAGGCCCAGTTTTATTTACGGGCAAAAATTCTCCTGGCGCTTGGTGGACCAACCAGCCCGTCAGCAATAACACCGATTACGTTAGCTACATGGACGATTTCACTGGAATCGCCCTTGACGGTACTAATGATTGGAATATTAGTGTTAAGGATTCGGGTGCTGCAACTGCAATCGTTGCTGACACGCTCAATGGCGAAATAGCTATCACTTCTGCCGCTACGACCGATGACGATGGTGGTTCGATCCAGGGTAATGAAATCTTCAAAGTCCAGACCGACAAGAACATTTGGTTTGAGACCAAGATTAAATGCAATGACGCTGACCAAACGGACATCTGCGTTGGCCTGACCGTTAACTTTGTAACCAACCCAGAAAACATGCTGACTGCCGCTGACCGGATTGTGTTCCAGGTCAACGATGGCGATGCATCTATCCTGTGCAAGACTGAGAAAAACGGCACGGAAACATCGACCGATTCGTTAATTGATCTGGCTGATAGCACATACGTTACACTCGGTTTTTTGGCAAACAGCACTGGCGAAGTGCAGTTTTTTGTTGACCGCAATCTGGTTGCAACACACACGACCAACATTCCGGACGATGAAGAGCTTGCAATTGCTGCAATGTCTGTAAGTGGAAGCGCCACCGGTACTCGGGTTACAACTATCGATTATCTGTTCTGCGCCGCTGACCGTTAATAGGAGGTCACCATGAGCTTTGCTAGTGATCTCCAATCGGTTACACGTTCCGTTGACGCACAGATGATCAATGGACGCACTCGCGTCCAAGCGGTCTACTATGTGAGCACCGGAAGTGCCGGGTCAATCCGTTTATATGACGGGACCGATGACACAACTGATCCGGAAGTGCTCTTGGCTACTCCCGCTGCAATAGGGTCAGTAGACCTAATTCTTCCGGATGCTGGTTTGTTGTTTAAAGAAGGCGTCTACATGGACCTGAGCAACGTGACTAGCGTTACGTTGTTCTTTTATGGTGGGGCTAAGGTTGATGTAGATGTACCAGTATCGGTCACTGGTGTTTCTGCCACAGGCGCAGTATCTGCCGTCACAGTTCCTAACAATTCCCAGGTTCTTACTGGTGTTGGTGGGGCAGGTGGTGTTGGCAGCGTAACCGTGGACACGCCCGCCTAATGGCTAAGTCAAAAGGAATGGGAATCGCCACCTCGGTCAAGTCGGGCAATTTTCGCCCGACAAAAACCGGGGCTGGCATGACCAAAAAAGGTGTTGCGGCTTACCGCAAAGCCAACCCTGGGAGCAAGTTACAGACTGCGGTGACAGAAGATAATCCTACGGGTAAGCGTGCAACACGGCGTAAGTCGTATTGCGCACGTTCTGCGGGGCAGATGAAAAAATTCCCTGAGGCCGCCAAGGATCCAAATAGCCGCATTCGGCAAGCACGCAGACGATGGAAGTGTTAGAGATGAGCGTCGAACGAGAACTTGCCACCCATTCCGTTGAAATACGTCATATCCAAGATGATATGGATAAGATGATGGCGGACATGGCAGACATTAAAAAGTCTTTGCAGGCAATCAATGAAACTTTGTTAGAAGCGAAAGGCGGCTGGAAAACCCTTATGTGGGTAGCCGGAGCGTCTAGCGCGGTGACTGGTTTTTTTATCGGCCTATACGCATTCTTCAGCGGGAGATAATCTTATGGCGAAATCTGTACCTACTGATTCAGCTAAGTGGAGTGCTGCAAAAGCGAAGGCAAAAGCAAAATTCAAGGTTTATCCAAGTGCTTATGCGAATGCGTTTGCTGCGAAAGAATACAAAGCCATGGGTGGCGGATGGAAAGGCGGAAATAATAAAGTAGCCAAACGGAGCAGTCGTGGCCGCTAAGGGTGGATTAGGAAAATGGTTTGGCGAAAAATGGGTAAACATTGGCGCGCCAAAAAGGAAGGGCAAGTATCAGCCATGTGGTCGATCTTCTAGTGGAAAAGGCGGTGGATACCCAAAATGTGTTCCGGTCAAAAAAGCAACAAAAATGACTGAGGCACAAAAGAAGTCTGCAGTAGTACGTAAAAGAGCAGTGGGTAATGTGGGACCAAAACCAACTAACGTTTCAACCTTTACAAAAAGGAGCGGTAAATGAAGAACAAATTAAAAATGGTGATGAAAGGTGGCAAAAAAGTTCCTGCATTTGCCGCTGATGGTGTTGGCAAGATGAAAAAAGGCGGTATGGCCGATAAAGAAGGTCGTGCACTGAAGCGTAAAACGGCTGATGCAAAGGGCCGTGCAATGAAAGGAAAATAATCATGGCTGGTAAAGGTATGGGAGCCGCCACCCGTGGCGGCGGAGCAGTTGAAAGCGGCCCGAAAAACAAAATGCTGTCAAAGACCAGTGATAAAACTGGTCCGGCGATGATGGCAAAAGGTGGAGAGGCCATTAACGAGCATAAGCGCATGGCAATGGGCATGATGGGTGGCGGGATGATGACCAAGGGTTACGCTGCTGGTGGCGCTGCAATGAAGAAAAAAGGCTACGCAGGCGGCGGAATGATGACCAAGGGCTATGCAGCCGGTGGCGCCGTCAAAAAGAAAAAGATGATGGCAGGTGGCGGCAAAGTCTGCTGATGGCGTATTTAATCAGCAATATTCCGTACTTTAAATGCTGGGTGAGGCGTGAGTTTACGCATATGCATCAAAAGTACCATGGCGAGTACCTACACGCTATGGCTATAGCCGTTAACACCATGCCGGATCGTTGTCTGAGCTTTCAACTTGTTTTTACAGGATGTGAAAGCGATGCTGATGGCTCAGAAAACGTTCATGGTGGGGCG